GTTTTCGGGGATCAATGTATCTAAGTTCTTTGATACCTGCAACAGGATTTTCTCTATCGATAATGATATGATAATACATTCTTCCGTCGATATAATATCTGCGGAAAATGTCCTGTGCCATATTGTTGTAATTTAACAACTTGAGTATAACATCAAATTCCGTTTTGATTGCTTTTTTAATCTTATCTGGTTGTTTTAAATTGTCCAGTACAATTCTAATTGTTTTTCCATCATCATCTTGACAAATTGCTTCATTAACAATGTCATCAATTGCTGATTCGATTTCTGGTTGCATGGCCATTTCTCTATAACGAGAAATTAACTCAACTTCATTTTTGGCCGTTCCGTCTAAATCAACATAAGTTCCATAGTAAGCAGCTGACTGTATGGTTAATGCACCATCGTCATTCTGTGGTGGTGTGAACGATTGTTGGCCAGCATTAGAGACCTCGGCGCTTTCGCGCCCAATCGTGAATCCAAAAAGTGAAAATTTATTGTTTGCCATATTTTCCGTGTGTCAAAAGTAGGAGGGCCGGAGCCCTCCTTGATAAACATTATTAACTGGTTGTACTTGCTGTCCAGTATTGATATGCAAATGTAACTGAATATTCTTCAATTGTATCATTTGAACCCCAATCCAGGTCAATAGGTGCAACATCGATAGGGAACATTCCAACAAAACTGTAAGATTTTAGTATATTTCCTGTTTTTCCATACTGTTGTACGGACGCTTCGGTAGTATAACTGGTTGGATTTGAAGCCGCAGTATTACGCAAGTTGCCTTGGTGACTGTTGATTGCATTCATCCAACTTTCCAATGAATTACGAATGTTGAAATCTTCATCGTTGATGATTTGTAACGTCCAATCCGGGAACGTTCTGTTACCGGCAAACTTCATTTCACGACCAAAATAGTACACTGGCACAGTACCCAGTGATGAACCGGGTAACTGTGCAGCTTTAGCCATGAAAGAAATCTTTCTAGATGAAGTGTCACCTTCAGCTGAGATTGCTGGAAATGTTAGATTCACCTGGAATAGATTGGGACGGGCACCGTCACCAATCATATTCGATCTAAATTCTGCTACGTTAAATGCCATTGTTTTCTCCTATTATTCTCTTATTTATTAAACAGCACCAACGACAGTAGTAAATTCAACACCTGTACCAACAGCAACAAAATTCAACTGAATGAAATTAATTGAACGTGCTGGTTTGATGTAAATATCTCCAACAAATTGATTGCTGTCGATAACTTGTGCGGTGTTATTGGTTGTGTCACAGACCACCTTGAAATCGGTAATACCACGACGACCTTGTACGTCACGCAAGAAAGGAGTTACAATTGCAACAAACTGTGCTCTAGTAAATTCATCATTGAATTCAAATAGAGAAGATTGGGCTGCACGAGCGATTGCCTTTTCGAGAACAATGAACAATCTACGAACATTGATACGATCAAATGCTGATGGTTTGTTCTGTAGAGTTTTGTCACCAAAAAGAACAATTCCTTGTCCTGGGAACGAAACTACTGGATTAACGCCAACCGCATACAATGTGTCTCTAGCGGTCTTCGATGGATTCCATGCAAGTTTAATTGCATTTTTAATTGCACCGCGATTGAATCCTGCTGGAGAGTACCATGGATCACGAATATTGTCTGTGTTAACACAAAGGCCAGCAATGTCTCCGTTCAGTGGGATCCAGCGATATACGTTGTTGTATACATCAAATTGATATTTCCAACCTGAATCTGCAACAACATATGAAGAGGATCTTGCCAGAGAATTTAACCATGCGTTAATACTTGATGTTTCACTTCCTGCGTTACTAATTACCGCAGTAGAAGGAGGAGAAATGAATGCAACACAATCTTTTCTGGAATTAACAACGTTGTCGATTACAGCTTGTTGTACGGTTACACTGTGATTTCCTGTCAACACCAAAGAGATATCAATCGATTCTTTATTGGAGAATTGATTATATGCACTAGTCAGGTCACCCACCGATGGAACATCATCTGTTCCCAGACTTAATGTTGCGGTCTGTGTATTTGCAAGAGTTGCAAAATTGGTTGATATTGTTTTGCCCCAGGTGGATGATGTGTTTGCATAATCAACCGGATCTGTGGCATAAATGTATTTTGAACTGTTGAAAATTACCTGTTTATAGTAATTTGAAACTCCATCGACAGAGGCATCAATTGCCTTAGATACAAATGGATAGGTTTCAATAACAGTTCCTTTTGTTCCTGTGAACAGACCACCAGCATCAGTAACTACAATGTGTATTTCATCATTTGCGCCGCCGGCCGCACTAACCACTTCTGAAGTGCCTGGTGCGCTTGTGAAATATGAGCTATATGCCCAATTCGAGAAATTCGATCCCGCATCACACACAGAAATTTGTAATGAATTTCCTAAAGCTCCAGGATATCTAGCAACGAATGCACCATAAAGATTGTTTGTTGCAGCATTCAAGAATGAATATTGGAATGTTTCGGTGTTATCAATCTTGATGCCAATATTTGTGTTTGCAACCGCGTTTCTGCAATTTGAACCAATTGCGCGAACTAAACTCAGGTTATTGCCATATGATAGAAAGTTGGCCGAAGTAAAGAAAGAAACAGCTGAATTTGAATCTGGTGTTCCGAAAGTTTTTGACAGTGTAATCTCACTATCAACCAGAACTACTTGATTGGCTGGACCCCATTTAAATGTTCCAGCGAATGCACCAGCAGTAGTTAGAACCGAAGGTACGACAGTAGTTAGATCGATTTCGGATACATTTACGCCGGGAGAAAGTTGAAATCCCATTTTAATCTCCTTAAATTATTATAAGTTCTTCTGGTAATTGAACAATACCATAACGATATTTATCTTACGGCAGATTTACATTCTGAGTAGACGATTCCCTGAGAATTGCCAGGGGGAATAATCATTGTGGTCCCAATTGGCTGTGTGCCAAACATCACCATCAAGTATTTCATAACTTCCGTTTTCCAGTCCATCATCAATCACCGGTGCCGGCAACATTTCTTCATCGTGTTGATTCATGCTTTCCAACTGAATCTGTTTTCTCAAATCATGAGTTACAATCTCTCGGAAATATTTCTGAGTAGTGGCCCATGCAAAAATTACCATTCCCATAACAAGGTCATCATTTGCACCTTCTTCCGCAGCAAATGAATTTTTATTTGCAACGAAAGTAGTTAATTCTGAATAAGTGTCGAAATCATTAATTACCAATTTATCTCCTTCGATCAAAGTCTTGAGATTCGAACACCCAATTCTTTTAACCTGAGGTGACATTTTTAGACCCAACTGAATGCCTCTGGCGAAACCTGCTGACAGTTGTTGGGGTTTCTTGTTGCCTGTAAACACCTTCATTAGATTTTCATATTCCAATTCATGGTGTAATTGGTCAGCAACCTGCGGATTATTATTTATTTCTACGATAACATATGCGTCATTGTATAGTCGAGCTGCATTGTATATCATAGTGGGCAATAACATTACCGGTAATCCCGGATTTTTGTATGCCGCAACCTGTCTGTACGGTGTTTCTGATATGTCGAAGATATTGAATGCGGAAGAGTCCAGGTTACGACCTTCGGATGGGTCTACAGTAATGCAATATAAGTGACTCTTTTTGATTTCATCACCATCTTCTTTAATGGGATACTCATAAATTTTTAGATGGTCGTGTTCTGAAATTGGATCTCGATAGTGCAACATCTGCAATTTTTGACCAGAGATCAGTGTATTTGAACTTCCCAAGAAGTGAGTTTCAAATTCCTGTGAGAACTGGCGTTCAGAAGTATTTCTAATGGTTTCTTCTTTCCATGCCTCATCCCTACCTGGCACATGTGACCAGTGAATTTCAAATGGAACATAATTACTTCTTTTCTCTACAGCATCTTGCCACAACTTATAGAACAGATTCATGCCGTTTGGAGTTGAAACAATAATGATCTTGGTTTTCTTACCTGATGAAATAACAGGATATACCGCAGTAAAGAATTCGTTTGCAATGTTATTTGGTACGAATGCAAACTCATCGAGGAATACTAGGTTGAATGAACCACCACGAATTGCTGAGGAGGATGTGGATGCCGCAATGATTTTTGATTTGTTTTCCAGTACAACAGTACCTTTGTTCCAGGTATCAACACCCTGTTGCAACCAATCTGGCAGGTTTTCATATGCAAGTTGATACTTACCTAAAATGTCTCTTGCATTCTGTCCTTTGTTGGCTAGAATAGCAATGTTCTGTTCATTGTGAAACAGAGACAACCATAACATGTATGCAACGGTTGTGGTGGTTTTGCCTACCTGACGGGGACATTTGGTGATAACGAATCTGTTCTCCTTAAATATGCTCAACATATTCTTCTGGAAGTCCCACATCTTGAACTTGACTAACCCCTCATCGACGTTGATGATGTGGATGTAATTCATTGCAAAATATACAGGATCAGCCGCACACTTTTTATATTCCTCAACTTGTTCTCTGGTGTAATTGGTGATTACACCTGTTCGCTTAAGTAGTGGGTTGTCTCTATATGAATCCTGTGGTCTTAAATCGGCCATTATTCTTCCTTCAATAACTTATTCAAGTCGGCCGCAGTCCCAACAAATATGGCTTTATCAATCTTTGTATCACCAACTTTCTGTTTTTGTCCAGTTAAGTCCTGCATTTGTTTTTGTATTGCAAGAAGTTCTTTATTGGCATCCACCATATTTTTCAATAGTGTACCATAGACCTCGTAGGCTCTTGGGTGTTGACCTTCTTTGGCGATTTGCAATAGTTCTTCCATTGCTTCTTTGCCATTGTCGATCAATTCTTGGAGATTATCTTTTGATTGTTCATATGCATCCACCAAATCTTGTTTAAGTTCTGGTTCGGCCGCGTGTTTTTCTTCTGGTGGAAGAACAGTAACACGTTTGTCCTGATCTATATTTGGATTGCCATTGAATGGTTCGGGATCAAATATTTGTTCCATTGTTTTTTCAATAGATTTCATAGTGACTCACTAAGTTTAGATGTATTCGGTTATAGATGTATTTGCTGTCCAATTACTAGAAACATTTGCGCCAGGAGGATCAACAGTGACATCAATTTTTGCCATTTTTCCTGGTGCAGGAGAATATGAGGTGAATAGATATTTGGCGTTTGACTGTGAACCGATTAATGGTAAACTGGACACAAAATCACCAGTAATATTGGTGATGTGTAATATATTATTTAAGGTGTCGTGACGAACAACTTCTGCCGAGGCTGAGGACAGTGAGGCGGATACACCTTGATATATAAGTTCTTTTGTTTTATATGTTCCAAAACCTGAGTTATTCAATGCAAACTCAAATTCATCTATGGACTCCACTTTGTTGTACACATTTGTTATTGTATGTGTGATCAACTTATCAGTAACATCTGTAATTTTACCGAAGATGAAACCCTTTACAGTAAAGTGGAATGAGAATATGATTCTTCTGGAGTTATCTTC